TGGATGGGGTAAAGGCTGATTGTGTTTTCACAGACCCACCCTACAATGTAGCGATAGGCAGTAAAAATGCAGTGTTGAACGAAATGAATCATGCAAAAAGAGGGCATAGAGTAGAAACCGAAATAGCAGGCGATAAAGGATTGACTGATGCTGAAATAGGCGAACAATTATGGAAACCTGCATTTCAGAACATGGCAGACCATGCAAAAGATGATTGCTCAATATATGTAACAATGCCACAGGGCGGAACTCACATGATGATGATGATGATGATGATGGCGGACGCTTGTTGGCAAGTAAAACACGAATTGATGTGGTTGAAAAATCAGCCTACATTTTCAATGGGAAGGCTTGATTATGACTATAAGCATGAGCCGATAATGTACGGATGGAAGAAAACACACAATTTCTACGGCAAAGGGAAATTCACAAAGTCAGTATGGGAAATTGACAAGCCGAGAGAAAGCAAATTACATCCGACAATGAAACCTATTGAATTGATTGCAAATGCTTTGGAAAACAGCACAAAAGAAAATGATTGTGTCCTTGATGTATTTGGCGGCAGTGGTAGCACACTAATAGCCTGTGAACAGTTAAACAGAAAATGCTATATGTGTGAATTAGATCCACATTATTGCAGTGTTATATTGAAACGTTGGGAAGATTTCACGGGGCAGGAAGCTGTCTTGCTTGAGGAATAATGGCAAAAGGCAAGTATCACGAATGGCTAACTGAAGACGGGCTCCTGCTCATCAAGGGATGGGCGCGTGACGGACTGACTGACGAGCAGATCGCAACGCTGAAACTGCACGTGTCAGAACGGACGTTCACCGACTGGAAAGCGCGCTTTCCTGCCATTTCTTCCGCCTTAAAAGAGGGTAAGCGACCTGTTGATACTGAGGTTGAGGATGCGCTGAAAAACAAGGCGACCGGGTACTATGTCAAAGTCAAAAAACCGATCAAAGTCAAGACAAAGCGAACGCTGAAAGACAAAGGCACGATAGAAGAAGAACACATCGAGTATGCTGATGAGGAAATTTATATCCCACCGGACACGACAGCACAGATATTCTGGCTGAAGAACCGCCGTCCTGATAAGTGGCGGGATAGACCAGAAACTATTGATGCTGATTACGAACCAGTGAAGGTGGTGATTGATGTCTGAAGTCAAAATGTCTACCCTGATTGGCTCAGCGTTTTATGAGATCGCTCATGACGTTTGGGAACATAGGCACACGCATTATGACTTATCCGGCGGTCGTGGTTCGCTGAAATCATCATTCGTGTCAATCATCGTTCCGCTGCTGATTGTGCAGAACCCGGATATTCACGCTCTGGTTCTCCGTAAGGTTGGCAACACAATACGCGACAGCGTGTACTCTCAATACATCTGGGGAATTGGCGAAATGGGGATGGCACATTTGTGGAAAGCCAGAACGACACCGATGGAGCTGATTTACAAGCCGACTGGTCAAAAAATCATGTTCCGCGGTGCAGATGACCCGATGAAAATCAAGTCAATCAAAGTGCCGTTCGGGTATATCGCCATCACCCATTTTGAGGAAAAAGACCAATTCGCCGGACGCACCGAAATCCGTACAATTCTACAGTCAACGATGCGTGGTGGTTCAAGGTTTTGGAATTTTGAAAGCTATAATCCGCCTATCTCCCGTGATAATTGGGCAAATAAGGACACGCTCGAAGAACGTGCTGACCGCCTTTGCCATAAGTCGAATTACCTTCAGGCTCCTGCAGACTGGCTCGGCAAGCAGTTTTTACAGGAAGCTGAATATCTCAAAGAAACGAATGAGCGAGCGTACTTACATGAGTATATGGGCGAACCTGTCGGTACAGGAAGTGAGGTGTTTGAAAATCTGGAAGCCCGTGAAATTACGGATGAGGAAATCAGCCACTTTGACCGCATCACCTATGGACTTGACTGGGGTTATTTTCCTGACCCGTTTGCGTTCAATGGGATGCATTTTGATGCAGGTAGACAGACGTTGTACATTTTTGACGAGTTAACGGCTCACAAAAAAGGCAATGAAGAAACTGCCGAATTATTGAAAAACGGAAATCATGTTCCGTATATAGATGAGTATGGAATCCTGAAATGGCGCGGCATGACACGGTCAGAGTTGATCACGGCAGACAGCGCGGAACCGAAAAGCGTTGCTGATTACAACAAATTCGGGTTGAAATGTACCGGAGCGCAGAAGGGTCCGGGCAGTGTTGAGTATAGCATGAAGTGGCTGCAGTCATTGAAAGCAATCGTGATCGACCCGAAGCGCTGTCCTGATACATATGCGGAATTTTCCGCATATGAATATGAACGCACGAAAGACGGCGAGATCATGAGCGGTTATCCAGACCGCAACAATCACCATATTGACGGTGTCCGATACGGAACGGAAAGAATTTGGCGGAAGGCTGGAGATAAAAAGCCAAGCACTTATCAAAGCTTGTGGATTTAGGAGTAAAGCATGAAAACTTATCAAGACCTGCTCGATGTAGGAGAGAGCGATACCAAACGACTGGATTTTGTAAGGCAGATTATCAGCGAGTATAAGGCAAGTGAAATTTATCGAGAAGGAAATATTGCGTTTGAATATTCTCGGCATCGCAATACGACCATCAACAGATATCAAAAGCTTCTGTATACGATGTCCGGTCGGGAAGTCCCTGATAATTTCTCAGCAAACTGGAAGATGGCAAGCAACTTCTTCTTCCGTTTCGTTACGCAGGAGGTGCAATATCTGCTCGGTAATGGCATAAGCTGGGCAGAAGAATCGACAAAGAGCAAAGTCGGGGACAGCTTTGATACCGATTTGCAGAAACTTTGCAAATCGGCATTGATCGGCGGCGTTGCCTTCGGCTTCTGGAATTTTGACCATCTGGAAACATTCGACATTTGCGAGTTTGCTCCGCTGTACGATGAGGAAAACGGAGCACTGATGGCAGGTGTCCGTTTCTGGCAATTGGCAGCGGACAAGCCATTGCGTGCTACCCTTTACGAGACTGACGGACTGACAGAGTACATTTGGCGGAGCGGGGAAAATGGGATGATCCTCAAACCGAAGCGCGCTTATGTGATCAAGTACAGGACAACGGAAGCGGATGGAATGGAAATCTATGACTTTGAGAATTATCCGACATTTCCAATTGTCCCGTTATGGGGAAATTCAAACCATCAGTCAGAACTGATCGGGCTTCGGGAACAAATCGATTGCTATGACCTGATCAAGTCCGGTTTTGCTAATGATCTTGACGATGCGAGCCAAATATATTGGGTCATCCAGAACGCTGGCGGAATGGGCGATATTGACCTTGCGAAATTTATCGAGCGCATGAAAACAGTGAAAGCTGCCGTTGTTGAGAGCGATGGCGCAAAAGCAGAAGCCCACACGATAGACGTACCGTATAATGCAAGGCAAGCCTTGCTCGACAGAATTTCCTCTGACCTTTACCGCGATGCGATGGCGCTGGATACAGCGGAAATTGCAGGCGGGGCGGTGACAGCGACACAGATTCTGGCGGCGTATGAACCGCTGAACAGCAAGACGGATGATTTTGAGTATTGTGTGCATGATTTTCTGGATGAGATTCTGCGCCTTGCCGGGATTGAGAACGAAAAGCCGACGTTCACGCGGTCGATGCTGCTGAACAAGGGTGATGAAATCGACGGCGTTCTGAAGTCCGCGCAATATCTGGATCCCGAATACGTGACGCGGAAACTACTGACGATCCAAGGCGATGGCGATATGGCGGATGACATGATCAAGATGATGAAGGCGGATGAGCTTGACCGTTTTGACCTTGGAAACAGCGATCAGCCGGAAGAAGAGCCTGAAGCCGAAGAATCAAGCACTGAAGGGCAGGAGTAATATATGCCGCCAAAGGTTCCTGACATAGGTCACCGCGACGCGGATAAAGAGCTGTACACATTGTCCCGACGGCTGCATTTGTCTTATCGGCAGGCTTCTGTAAGGTTGCAGACGAAGCTGAGCGATTATTTAGACAAGTTTGAAAAAGAGGACGCGGAAAAACGCGCTCTCTTTGATTCCGGGGAACTGAGTTATGCGGATTATATGGCATGGCGAGCGCGGAAAATTGCCGGATCAAAACGATGGAACAACATGTTGAATCAGCTCGCGGAAGACATGACCAACCAGAACAAGATCGCCGCTTCCATGATAAATGAGGCGCTCCCGGAAGTTTACGCGATCAATCACAATTATGGCACTTACGAGGCAGAAACCGGTTCTGGCAGAGACACGACGTATACCATGTATGATAAATTCACCGTGAAGCGGTTATTACAGGATGGTCAGCTGCAGCTGCCGAAGCCATCGCCGAAAGTTGCAAAGGATAAGCGTTGGAATCGTCAGCATATCCAATCGGCTGTTTTACAGGGAATCCTGACAGGTGAGCCAATGGGAGACATTGCACAGCGGTTGTTGAGTGTAGCCAAAATGACTGAGAGCGCAGCAATCCGTAATGCGAGGACAGCGGTCACCGGGGCGGAGAACGCCGGGCGGATTGACAGCTATATCCGCGCTCAAAATATGGGCATCAAAATGAAACAGGTCTGGATGGCAACGCTGGACAGTCGCACCCGTGACAGCCATGCGATGATGGATGGTGAAAAGCGAGATCCGGGCAAGGAATTCTCTAACGGCTGCCGGTATCCGGGCGATCCGGAAGGAAAGCCGGGGGAAATTTACAACTGCCGATGCACACTGGTCGCCGAGGTGGAAGGTTCCGATGCGTATGATCCGTCCGACTTATCCGTGCGGGCGAAAAAGTTAAAAGGAATGACATACGAAGAGTGGAAACAGCTGCATGCCGAGCAATTGATTAGAAAAAATGCGAAATAATGGAGAATTGCAATGGAAGTCAAAGTGACTGACAATTCTAAAATCTTCATAAATGCTAAGAATGAGGCGGTACTCCGAGCATTGGAGGCGATCGGGCTGACAGCGGAACGTCATGCGAAAGAAAAATGTCCGGTGGATACAGGGCGTTTGCGCAACAGCATCACCCATGCGACTTCTGCATTTAGCGGACAAAGTACATATGATGACAACATCGGTCATTCGTTTTCAGACGGTGCAGCTAAAGGAGAAGCTGAGTTTGGAGCAGTTTACATCGGCACCAATGTGGAGTATGCACAATTTATCGAGGAAGGATCATCAAAGAATCGGAAGGCTCACCATTTTTTGCGGGACGCCGCACAGAATCACGCGGATGAGTATAAGCGGATCGTGGAAGCCAATCTGAAAAATGGATAATTTGCGCAAATAGAAAAAATAGTGTATAATTATTATTGAAAAAGGCATTGACCCTTATAAGGCGTGTCCGCGAAGAATAGCGGATGCGCCTTTTTTATTACCCGAAGAACTGGGAAATCACACAATCCGAAGAACAGGAGAATATATGGCACTTACGAGAAAGTTTTTGTCGGCGTTAGGTATCGATGATGTAAAAATTGATGAAATCATTCAAGCGCATACCGATACGGTAAACGGTCTGAAGGATGAAATCGAGAAATACAAAGCCGATGCGGAGAAGCTTCCGGCAGTCACAAAGGAACGTGACGATCTGAAGAAGGCATCGGAAGAGACCGACGGGAAGAATCCTTACAAGGTCAAGTATGACGCGCTGAAAGAGGATTTCGCGAAGTTCAAACAGGACATTGAGGCGAAGGAATCCAAGGCGAAGAAGGATAGCGCTTACAAAGCACTGCTGAAAGAGGCAGGCGTCTCTGAGAAGCGTATCGATGCGATTCTTCGGGTCTCCGATGTTGACGCACTGGAGCTTGAGGCCGACGGTCAGGTCAAGAACCACGACGACATGGTCAAGTCCATCAAATCCGAATGGTCCGATTTTATCGTAAGCGAAGGCAAAGGCGGAGCAAACACCGCGACACCGCCTGCCGGAAATGGTAAGACTTTCAAGAGCAAAGACGAGATTTTTGCTATCAAGGACACAGCCGAACGACAGAAGGCCATTTCCGAGAATCACGAAATGTTCGGCTTTTAGTTAGGAGATAACATGGCAAACGAAATGTATACGACTGCCGAAACCAATCTGGTGAAGGCGACTCACATGGCGAAGGTCCGCGAAGTCGACTTCGTGAACCAGTTCGCTCATGGTTCTCTGGCCAAGCTCATCGAAGTACTTGGCGTTACCCGGAAGATCCCGATGATGGAAGGGACCACGATGTATATCTACTCCACCACCGGCACGCTCCAGAACGGTGCTGTGGCGGAAGGCGCAGTGATTCCGCTGTCCCAGTACCAGACGACCAAGACTCCGGTCGACGCGATCACGCTGAACAAATACCGCAAGGCTGTCAGCGCCGAAGCAATCACAAAATCCGGCTATGCTGCAGCCGTCAACGACACCGATGCGAAACTGCTTCGTGACGTCCAGAAGACCATCCGCACCAGTTTCTTCAGCCTGCTGAACGGCGCGATCACCGGTTCCGTCACTGCTACCGGCGTTGGTCTGCAGGCAGCTCTCGCGAATGCTTGGGGTAAGCTTCAGGTCGCCTTCGAAGATGACACCGCCGAAGCGGTCTACTTCCTCAATCCGACCGATGTCGCCAACTACCTCGGCACTGCGAATATCAGCGTTCAGACCGCTTTCGGGATGAACTACATCGAGAACTTCCTCGGTCTCGGCACCGCTATTCTGACTTCTCAGATCACTGCCGGTACTTTCGTGGCTACCGCGAAAGAAAACATCGTGATGTACTACCTGACCATGAACGGCGATATTTCCGATGCTTTCGGTCTGACCACCGATGAGCTGGGGTACATCGGCATCAAGTCCGGTTATCAGAACGAAGAGCGCGCGCAGATCGAATCTCTCGTGATGGACGGCATCAAGTTCTTCGTTGAATACGCCGGTGGCGTCGTCAAAGGCACGATCACCGCGAGCTAATCATGGCTAAGACGCAAACGCTGACCGTCGATTATGCAGGCGGTGTCTGCCTTCGGGAAGAGCCTAACACCAAAGCCAAGGCCCTCCGAATCATGCCTTACGGTGAAAAGGTGAAGCCCGACTCAAAGGCCGAAGCGCCTGAGGGATGGGTCGCTGTCGAAGGCGGAGGATATACAATGCGGGAGTATTTGAAATGACGATCGATGACATTTGCCGAGAATTGAATAACTGGTTTGACGAGACTGCCGACGGACAGCGGGACCGTCACTTCGGTGCCTACGAGATTTCCGGAGGGGAAATCGACCTGTCTGATACCGGCATCAAGGCAGGCCAATACTTCAGAATCGTCGGCAGTGTCTTCAACGATGGGATACACCAGTACCCGGCGGACGGCTTGACTGATGAAACATTTGACGGCGCGGTCTGGATTATGGCAGTGCCGAAGGCAGTTCTTGATCTGCTGGAAGAAATCGGGAAATGGGAACAGAAATATGGCGGTGCGGATAGTGCCGCCATGAGCCCATTTACCTCGGAATCTTTCGGCGGATACAGCTATTCCAAGTCTGCTGCTGGAAGCGGATCTGCTGACGCCGGTGACGCCGGAAGCTGGCAGGCTGCTTTCAGGAGCCGTCTGAATAAATGGAGAAAGATCAGACCATGAGCCTTTTATCCGAAGCAATGGAAAAATGCACGATGTTGTTGAAGTCCGTCACGAATGACGGCTATGGCGGTTATATCACCTCATGGGCGGAAGGCGCGGAATTTGAAGCAGCTATCGTGTTCGATACGTCCATTCAGGCGCGTCAAGCAGAAGCCGCAGGGGTTTCCAGCCTCTACACCGTCACGACCGGGCGCGGTCTGACATTGGAATATCACGATGTATTCCGCAGAAACAGCGACGGAAAGATATTCCGTGTGACTTCAGATGGCGATGACAAATATACGCCTAACAGCGCGTCTCTGGATATGCGTCAGGTGACAGCGGAAGAATGGACACTGCCTTCAAATGGATAAATTTCAAGCAATACACGCTTTCTGGTCATCCTTCGGCATTCCGGCGTTTGATGAGAATACTGTTCCGGATGGAGAGGACAAACCTTCTTTTCCATATATTACTTACGATGCTGTTGTCTCAGACTTCAACCATCCGGTTGCTATGAGCGCATCTATCTGGTATTACGGGACATCTTGGAGCCAAATCACCGCAAAGCTTACGGAAATTGAAGCGGAACTTGGTCGTGGAGGCGTTACATTGCTGTGCGATGGCGGTGCGGTCTGGATCGTAAAAGGCAGTCCATTTGCACAGAGAATGCCAGACGATAATGATATGATTCGGCGAATTTTCATAAATATTTCAGCGGAATACTTGACCGCTTGAAGGAGAAAAAATGGGAAAAAAGTTTACTAAAATCCCTACTGATACTTTCAGCAAAATACAAATGAATGCAGGAATCCTTCTGAAAGGGTCGAATGCATTCGATCCGGAAACGGGAGAAATTATATCAGACTTGATTATAGGTGCTACAAATGGTGGCATCAATGCAACATGTGTTCCATCGTTTGTGGATTTCGGAGAAAACATTGACAATTGTCCAAAGAATACCAAAGAGTTGATGCAGATCTCAGGATGGGATTGCAAGATATCTGGCACATTTGTTACAGTAAATGTTTCCTCTGTGAAAATGATGTTGGCTGCTGCTGATATTGATTCCTACAATGCCAATAAAGTGACTCCGCGCAATGTATTGGAAGCTTCAGATTTCTCAGATATCTGGTATGTTGGCGATTATAGTCAGAACAACAGTCAGCAAAACGGAGGATTTGTCGCTATCCATCTTCTGAACGCATTGAGTTCCGGGGGGTTCTCTTTCCAATCCGCGGACAATGAGAAAGGGCTTTTCACAGCGGAATTTACCGGACACGTATCCATCGCCGCACAGGATGTCGTTCCGATGGAATTTTACGTTAAAGTCGGATCGGATGAGTAATGAAACTTGGTGATCTAAAAGGCGAAAGAGCTGTTGAAGTAATCGCGGACATCATTGCTCCGCTGTCAAATATATCAGATGATACAGAGTTGACGTCTGCGTTCAAAGAGAAAAGGAAGGAATGGGGATCGGACAGGGAAGCAGCAGCAAAAGACATTGCGGTTCTGGTTCCCAAAATTCTTAAAACGCATAAAGCTGATATCCTTGCGATTCTATGCGCTGTCAACGACCGGAAACCGGAAGACCTTGGGGTAATGGATGTCTTGACACAGACATTTGAACTGATAGGCGATCAGGATTTCATGAGCCTTTTTATATATGCGGTCAATTCGGCGGAACCGAATCAGCCTACACAGTCCTCAGCCGAACAAGACCGTTTAGAGCAGGAATAATTATCAGTTTCATCGGCACGGAATTGAGGACGAGACAAGAACAGCTTGCTTACCGCATTTACATGACTGATTCGATCCGATTACTGACAGAAAACGCGGCGAAAATCACCGGAGGATCTTTGATAAAGCAAAGATATATAGATATTATCGATGGCAAAAAGTCAGCGAAAATCGAGCAGAGTGGTGAGAAAATCGTTGTTGACATTGCGAAGCGCGCAGGATTGGAGATTAAATAAATGAATGTATTTGATACTTGCGCAAAGCTGGTTTTGGATACCAAAGACTATGACAGCGGTATGCAAAACGCCTCGGACAAAGCCAATGTTTTCGCCGGTGTCCTGCAGGCGAACCTTGTGACAAAAGGTATCGGCATGGCTGTGGAAGGATTGAAAAAACTCGGTCAAGTTGCCGTAGACACCTTTAAACAATCCATTTCCGAATATGCGAATTATGAACAGCTTATAGGCGGGACGAAGCTTGCTTTCGGTGATGCATACGATTTTATTATTGGTAAATCAGAGGAAGCTTATAAGACTGTGCAGATGTCTCAGTCCGAATACTTGCAGCAAGTAAACGGACTTGCAGTCGGTCTAAAAGAATCCCTCGGCGGCAGCGAACAAGCTGCTGCAGAACTTGCTGACAGAATCGTCAATGCTCAAGCAGATGTTGTTGCCGCAATGGGCATTTCACAGGAAGCTGCTCAAAATGCCTTCAACGGGATCATGAAAGGCAACTTTACAATGGTCGATAATCTTATGCTCGGCATCACGCCGACAAAAGAAGGTTATCAGGAAATGATCGACAAGGTCAATGAGTGGAATGCCACACAGGGCAGGTCAACGAATTACATCATGGGAAATCTTGCCGATATGCAGAATGCTTTAGTCGACTACATCGAGATGCAAGGTCTGGCTGGTTACGCCCAAAAGGAAGCTACAGACACCATTTCGGGTTCTGTTGCATCAGTCAAAGCTGCATGGAAAAACCTTGTCAAAGGTCTTGCAGATGATAATGCAGACATGGACAAATTGCTCGATGATTTGCATGGCGCAGTTGAAAAAGCATTCAAAAATATCATGCCGGTTGCAGAAAAAGCCTTGATGGGTTTGATCGATTTGGTCATGAAAGGATTGCCAAAATTTGTTGACCTTGGTTTAAAAATCGGAGAAGCAATTGTAAAAGGCATCTTAATGGGTTTAGCGAAAATCGCACTGTCTCCGGTTCTGGCTATTGCCAAGCCTTTTCTTTCTGATCATGGAGCAACATTTTCCGGACGAGCCGAAGGCGGTCATGTAACTGCCGGGCAGACATATTGGGTCGGCGAAAAAGGAATTCCAGAATTATTTACTCCGACACAGTCCGGAGATATCCATACGATGGACGATGTCATGAGCAGGTCTAATCGTCAGGTGGTAATCAATATCAGCGGAGATGTCTATGATGATGAAATGAGCATGAAGCGCAAGCTGAGAAATGCCGTTCTCGGTGTGATTGATGAACAGGTGGCGTATGGATAGAAACCGCCGTATCTATTTCGAAAACTCATCAGGGCAACAGGTCATCCTCAATGCTCCTGAAATAACAAGATGGATGGAGCTTGGGAACATGACAGGTTTCACAGCTCCTGAAGTCGATATTATCCGGCAGAAGTATGCCAACGGAATAACGAAAATCCTGAAACGTCAGCTACTGCCAAGAACTGTGTCGTTTACGATGCTCGTCACGGGGACAACCACCGCAGAGCGGGATGCGATTTTTTCAGACATGGTCGATAAGCTCATGGATGTATCAGGCGAGGGAATCGGGAAACTATACATCCAAAAATCCGACGGCATGACTGTATATCTCAACTGCGTATATTCATCTGGGCTTGATGTGAAAGAGCAGTATCGGAAAGCGCATCGGTTCACGCTTGAATTTTTGGCGGCAGACCCATACTTTTACAGAGATTTGCCGTTGAGCAAAATTGACCTGCCGACTGAAGGACGGTTGACATTGCGGGACGGCGTTGCATTGGGAAGACATAAACTCGGTGAGAACATTGGCAAAACCTCTGGTGTCATCAACAACACAACAAACGTCAGCATCAACCCGTTGATAGATGCAGGGAGCATCCGTGGGTCGTTGGTCATCGTAAATGAGACAACAGGCGAAGAGCTGAGACTGCAGAATGTCAAATCTCCGACCGACAGTCGGCTTATCATTGACACCCGTGAGGAATCGAAATCGATCTATTTCAAACTGCCTGACGGCTCTGAGCAACAGGCAGGGCAGTATCTAGATTGGAATAATCTTGATTTCAGTTTTGCCTTGATTCCCGGCGAGAATATCATCAGGTATGAAGTCGGCGCAGGGTCATATACAGAAGCTGTAACATTTACAATGTCAGAGCGGTATCTATCCGTGTGAGGAATTGATGCAGGGGTATTACAGCACATATATCAGAGCAAAAGACGGTCAATACATCGGCAGAATAAATAGCTATTCGCACCTAAAAATTCTGAAGACATTGAATGAACCGGGCAGTTGGAGCATATCAAGCGTGACTGCCGGAGAATGTCCGTTTTACTCAGGTTCTGGTATCGTAGTCGGCAGAAATTCAAAGTACCTGCACAGCGGGATTGTAACAGAGATATCTGACACCTATAACGCATCAACAGGACTTCATTCTTGGGATGTGAAAGGCAATGACGATCTCGAATATCTGAACCGACGCATTTGTTACGTCTCTCCTGATACAGGGCGGACAGATGTCGTGAGCCATTATACGGACAGCGGTGACTTGGCGACTGTCGTTAGAAACCTGATAAATGTCAATATCGGTGTTTCGGCGATGAACTCAAGAAGGGAAACAATCATAGCAGATTCCATGCAACAACCTGTCGGCGTGAATGTTTCCGTGTCTTTACGGTTTCAGAAACTGCTCGATTCTGTTGTTGGCCTTGCATTTGGGAACGGATGGAATATCCGTCCCGTCTGGGATAACCAGAGCAAAAAAGTATATTTCGAGGTGTTTCAGGGGCGTGACCTATCAGGGAACATCATCTTTACAGAACAGTTGAACAACATCGCTCAAGCACAGCACGTTTCTGCAGTTCCCGAAGGAAATTTCATACTTGCGGGTGGAACCGGAGAAATGACTGATAGACAGTTTGCGACGGCTCAAAATGATGAAGCCATTGAGGAATGGGGCAGGATTGAGGTGTTTCAAGATGCTCGGAATCAGGAACAGCTCGATAAATACATCATTGATGTGATTGATAAGAAATCATCGAAGGTGTCAGGATACAGCTGTACTGCATCGAACAGCGAGCATACACCGTTATACGGCGTTGACTACAGCATTGGCGATTTTGTCGGCATGAAGATTTTCGGAAAGTTTATCACGGCAGAAGTCCAACAATGCGAGATTGAAGTAGAGGACGGCATTGAAACATTTACACCACGTTTCGGAACGATTGCATTAGGCAAATTTCGAAATATTTATACGCAGATTGCGGATTTGAGAAGCGACGTCAACGAGTTACTCGGGACGGAAGTAGAATAGGAGAATTTATATGGCAGACATTGAACTTGCTACCGCATCATGGAGCGGCTTTTACGACAATGACCCTTGGCTGAATCAGGAGAACTGGCAGAGGTACTTTGCCAATACCGTCGTTGACGGAACTCCGTCATCTGATATCTACAATGGCAATTGGCGCGGGAATCTGGCACCGTATCTTGATAATAACGGAAACTTGATTATTGACAGCGGGATTTGTTTTGCTAAAGGCATTGCCGCTCGTTTCGCGTCATCAACAAATGTCGGAAACAGTACAGAGGACACAATCTTTGTATCCGTCATCGTCGATCCAGAAACCCGAACAGCGAAAATGATGTCTTATAATGTCGGCAGTAGTGCGGTTACTCAACTGCTTACCAATCCTCGATATTTCTGTCAGAGTGATTATGAGATTCCTATCTGCTATCGGGATTCGGGACGTGTGATTGACCTGCGTCATTTTGCGACAGACAGAAACAGCCGAAGCAATGCAGGGCTTGAAAGCATTGTATTTCAGACATCCACATCACCTGCGGTCACTCAATATCCGTTCGGCAAGGCATATGGCTTCGAGGGGACTCGGAATGCGTTTATCAGAGCTTATCTCGGTCGTACATATACAGTCACGATGGAGAGCGGTGCGAGCATTGACACCTTGCGCATCATGCCGATTCCGGTCTGTTCTTCTGAACCTGCTACATTCACAATCAATAACAATACTGCGAATGATGTTGTCATTATTCTGGGAACTGATAATGGGTACTATTTGAATGAATGGGTGTGGTCAACATCATGGACTGCCGATTTACCTGACCTGAAAAAAACACTTGCTTCGAACAGCTCGATGACATTTGTTCTTACACCTGCTGGACTTGATGAACATAAAGTCTTATATGCCATTTCTTCGCCGTCCACGTCAGAAGGTGGTGCAATCGATCCAGAAACCATTTACACAAAGTCGGAAGTAAACTCTTTGCTTGAAGGTAAAGCCGATGATACGGATGTTGTTTCTTTACAAAACGCCGTTGAAGGCAAAGCAGAAGCCGAAGACCTCGCTCCTGTATGGGAATCGGGCGAAGTCTATCAAACGGGTGATTTGGTCACACATAACAGCAGACTCTATCGGTTTTTGAGGGGCTTCACGGGATTCGAATGGGATAGCACCGCT